TCAGCGCGCCGTGCGCTTGAACATCCTGTAGAGGTACTGGATACCGAAGCCGACCAGACCGACCGCGATACCGACCCCCGCAACCGCCGCGATCTGTCCAGAAAGGACGGACGCGGCCCCCGTGAACACATCGAGAGTAGCGGTAGCTACCATGAAATCACCGCCCCCCGTGACCTAGAAACTTGGACGCCAGCCCCGCGAACAAGCCAACGAGGAAACCCCCGATAGAGATGGTAAAAATCCCCTCTACCACCGCCGCTCACCTGCTAACGACCACGCGAGGAATACGAGACAGAGCAGGACGCACACGGCACCCGCGAGAATGAACCCGTAGAAGAACACCGCGATACTCACCGCGTCACCATGGTGAAGAACACCGACACGACCAGAGACAGGCAGAACCCGACGATGGCGACCGTGGCGAGGGCCTGAAGAACCTCAGCAGCCGGGGCCATCACGCCACGCCCTCTAGGCGCAGCTGACGCAGCATGGAGTGGACCGTCCGACGAGCGAACGACACGCATTTGCGCGAACCAGCATGGACGATGACCTCATAGTGGACACACGCCCCGGACGCGGCACGGACACCCTTGACCGTAGAGCGAAACGTGTTGTACGACTCGCACACACCGCAGCACTCGCGCATGATCTACAACCTCCCGAGTTGATAGCCAGCGAGGAGCGACAGCCAGAACGAGCCGACACAAGCCGCGGCCCATACGACAAGGCGTAGGTCGGCCCATTCAGCTGACGCAGGGTCAGTAGCAGGAGTGACAGAAGCCACGGCAGACGCCAGAGCGTTGACCGTGGCAGTAGTGAGAGTGACGGGACGAACGGACACCGTACCGTCAACCGAAGAGACCGAACCCTCTACCGTGACGACCGGCGAGGCCTCTACCGAGGCTGCGAACGCCACAGGAGGCAGACACAGAGAGGCGAGAAGCGCAGCCGCTACGACCGCACTCCCCGCCCCCCTCATGCTGACCCGGGCTGCACCCCGTGACACCTAGGACTACTTCCCGTGAACCGTGAGGTTGTCGAGGAAGATGAAGCGAGGGTCGGCCCGGAACGAATCCCCGGACGCAACGCCGACCAGCAGACGGACGACTTCGCCCTCGCCGATGCTCTTCAGCTTCGCGACCAGACCGGCAGACACGCCGCGGTCAAGCGAGACCTCAAGCTTGTCGAACTCCGACGCCAGCACGATCGTGCCCGTAGGGACTACCGCGCCGTTCTTTGCCGTGTACTCGCCGTGTTCGACGCGCCTCACGACACCATCAACCGCGATTTCACGCATAGGTGCTGCACCACCCTAGATATTGACCTCTACCCGAGGTCGTTTGTAGCCCCGAACCCTCTACTGCCCCCCACCTGCCGTTATGTAATGCTAGGAGGGGGAATACATCTTATGTAAGGTTCGGCGGCTCTTCTATCACGACATTAGAGGATGCTTATCCCGCCGTCAAGACCTCCCCTCCCCCACCGGCGCCCATGAGTCCAAAATACGTCTCAAGTAGCGCACAGCGCGCCTCCCGATATACTATTCCCGGTAGGAACTCGGCACCCGAATCGCCCTGCACGGCGAGGAGGGTGTCGAGTTTCTTCCTGTAGTACGGCGAAAGCTCACCCCGCGCTTGAGGGTTCCTCATAACGTACTCAATAAGCGCACGATCTCGGACCTTGTGCGACGACCACTCGTCGCCCATGGCAACCAACCGCACGTCGTCCAGCAAGTCCGGGGAGAGTACACCGCACCCGTCAGACGGCTTGAGGCGTTGCCGAGCCTCCACCCGCATCATGTCGCCCCCGGTGAAACCCCACGGGACCGGCTCATCCTTGGCCCGACAATCCGCCACCTTGTCGTACACGACGAGCTGACGCGCTGAGGACCGCGAGCCGACCATCTGAGTCTGGACCCGTCCCGAACGCGCAGCGACCGTAAAACGCTTCCCAGAGCGTCCTACCGGCACCCACTCCCCCACCACCGCGTGAGGGTAGTCCACGGCGACGTCAAATCGCGTACACCGCGTGTCGAACAGATGAGCCAGTAGCGGACGGATAGCCGAGTCGGCATCGAGCCGATTCGGGTTCAGGTCAACCCGGACGGCCGGAATACCCGCCCCCTGCCGAGCGAACGCGACATACCCACCACCCGCGAACGAATAGCCGTAGTCATACGGATACCGCCCCGGGACCGATTCGGCGTTCGACTCGCAGATGTCATGCACCATGCGATAGTCGCCCGAGGCTACACGGGTTCCACGATTCCACGACCCCTCTACCCCGCCCACGACGGTCAGGCGGTCAATGCTGACAACAGGTTCCACGGCTGCACCCGTCTTGAGTCCGATGAATGGCAAGAAGTGAAAAAATCGACCCGTTCACCGCCTATTAGATTAGGCGGTGAACGCACTCAGCGAAGCCCCGCGATCAGAACGTCCAGACAAAAGACCAACAGACGCGGAGGAACCGCAATCAGACCCACGAGGGCCGCGAGGAAAGCCAGCAAGGCAAACACCCCCAATCCGAAGCGTCACCGCGAGGCCGGGGAAGAACGGCCCTAGGTTGCCCACAGCACAGAACGCTATGGACACCGTGCGCCATAGATCAGGCGCAGCTACCGTCGGACCAAACGCCCCCGGCTATCCGTTACATCTACGAGGTTGCAGACCTAGAGCGAGGGCCGTGGTGAGTGCGCCGCGTGTCTGCGCTGGTCGGTGCCGCAACCGCGACGATGGAGGGACTAGCCGCGCCCCATGCGTCTTTGGTGTCACCGCTCTCTAGCAGAGTCGCAGCCGCGTTGAGTGCCTCGGCAACGGTATCAACCACAAACACCGTGTCGTATAGCCCCGCGTACTGTGAGAGATACCGCCACCCGTGAACCTCCATGCCAAGCGAGTCCCCGAGTTTGTCGTCGTCAAATGCTTTGTACTGCCACGCGACCGCTACGGGACGGTCAATCACGCCGTACTCGTCGTGTTCGACCTTCCGCTTGAGCCACCGCCGGCATTGAACGACCTCGGACGTGGCAAGCCGAAGCGCAAGGTCGCACCGGGACAGGTTCTGCACCGTGTACGCGATCTCTATCTTGAACTTACGCGCCTCCATACACAGGAGCTCCATCTCCACAGGGAAGCGTGACGAACCACGACACGGGAACAGGACCCCGGCCTCATCGAAAGCGACCCGAAGCCACGGACGGTCGCGCCACGGTAGAGCCAGCCGGGAGGCGATGATACGCAACACCTCGGAAGCCCTGCGGAACGAATAGTCCGCATGGACATAGCCAAAGTTGGAGGCTGTCTCCATGCCCTGTAGCCGCCCCTGCTCGAGCCACGCCACCATGGCAAGCGTCTTGGACGCGCCCCAGTCGCCGACAAAGGCCTTGGCACCCATCTACCGCACCAGCCGCAGGATACGCAGAAGCGTCAGGACGAACCTAGCCATTCGGTCAATCGCCCACATGGGACGGACCTCCTCAGTAGTCGCTACCACTTGACGGTCATCCAAATCTTGCGAATCACGTTGCCGCCGTTGAGAGCCAGCCACACCGCGAAGTACACGCCCATGGCGTCGATGAACTCATGCACCGGGAACGCCGAGTCCACCTGTATGACCGTCGCGTAGATGTTCTTCACCGCTGGCAACCATGCCGTCCAGCTGGACGTATTGACCGCAGGAAAGATGTTCGATACCCAATCCAGCACCGAGAACACGGCACGCATGAGCCCGATTATCAGCACCTAGACCACCACGATAGGAGTGAACATGCGGACGAGTGTGACCGCCAGCCACAGCCAGATACACGCCGTGAAGAACCAGCGGTACGCGATCAGCGGCTGCAGCCAATCCGCCAGGTGGAACGTGACATGCGCCCCGTTGAAGTCGACGGTCCATGACGTGTCCAGACCCGTCCCGCCACTCATGTTCCCGCCCCACAGCGACCCCACGATCAGCGAGGCGACAGGGACGATAGCGAAAGGCATCAGCTGAGTCAGTTTCGTCTTGAGGTCGTTCCACCGAGGTTCAAACTCCAGCTTGAGTTGAGTCCCGGACGGGCTAAAGATGTTCGCGATGGTCTGTTCCATCCACGACATGAGGCCACCGAGCCAGTCCGTGACCGCAGCCATGCCCGTGAGGATCCCCGCGAACGGAGCCGAGAGCCAAGACCACGTTTCCCCAAACAGACCCGCGACGTCAGACGCCAGCCCCCGCAGGTCGTCGCCGATTCCCGAAATGTCGGGAGCCTTAGGAAGCCACACAGGAGGCACCCACGGCACCGGGTTAGCCACGCCGGGGATAGCTATCGCGCCAGCGTCAGCAGTACCGACGTTCGCCAATGTCAGAGCCTGCGGAATCGGCAGGACGTCCGGGTTGTCGGTATAGACCGCTTCCGCAGCAGGAGCCGATATGGACCCCGCAGGAGCAGTACCCGGGCCGTATTGAGCGACCAGCGCGGACGCTTGCGCCGTGGTCCCGTTCCACCAAACGTAGATGGTCTGGTCAGGCGCGGCCCCCTCATAGGACACCAACGCCCCAACGCCGTTGACGCGCAGGTTACTGCCCCCCGTGAACTCCAACGGAATGGGAGAGGCCGACATCTTCCCGAGCAGGACCGCGTTGAGAATCCAGCCGAGCACGACACGCTGATCAGCAGACGGAGCGACGTACCCGGCGCCGTAGTAGTGAGCGGCCCCCACGTCGAGGGACCGCAGGAGTGACAGCTGCCACGCAGGGTAGGACGAGGCAATCCACGCTTCCCAATCCGCATCAGTAAAGCCCGTCCACGTCGAATAGGACGCGGCACCCCCGCCGGCCGATTGAAAGGCGACGTTCCCGTACAGGCCACCGACGAGAGTAGCCCACAGATAGCCACCGTAGGCCCGGGCCGAGTCCGCAGACTCGCACAGAGCAGCCCAAGTACCTCGAGCCACCGCCGCCGCTCGCATCGCGTAAAGGTAGCCGAACACCGCAGGAGTCATGACCGTCTGAATGTTGAACGCGCCTGAGTGGGTGCCGATGGACACCAGAGCCGCCGTGGTCTTATCGGTTACTCCCTGCTGAGCGGCCCATTGTGCCGCCGTGATGGTGCCGTAGGTGAGCGCAGCCGAGCCAGCGACGATAGCCACCGCAGCCGCATCATCAGCAATCAGGACCGCCGAGGCCCGTTCGGGAGCTATGGAGTTGACGAGCAGACCAGCGAAGATGTTGAACACCAGCAGGGCCGCGAGGCCACCCGCCGTAAACCGTTTCCCCAT